ATATGAGGATGGAGTTGTACACTAAGGAGGATCAAGACTAAAATAGAGAAATAAATAGAAATATAGTGCACACGTAAAATAATGCGGAAATAAAATAAGAAATAATGCGGAAATAAAATGGGATTTTGATAATAATGGGAATAATTTCTTTTACAATTACTACTCGTAGGTTTGAATAAGATTCGGTCATGTGATAGGTTTGTTATCTCCTGTTCATTCAGTTTTGGAAATTAGTTGGTGATTTCTGCCATTAATTGCCCTGACACGCACTCCGGCTTAATGGGACTTACCAGGCATACTTTCCCTTCAACCCTTTTCCCTAACTATCTAGAACATACAAGATAACGATTTAAACATGATATTGAATTTATTCATTCCTACTTTCGTAACTGCAAAAGAAACTGGGAAACTTAGCCCATCATTTTAATAAATACTGATAGTATAAGAAAACTTACACGAGATATGATACACTGCAACGGGATTATAGAACTATGTAGAGAGAGGTAGGAGGATTCTAGGATGGATGATTGTAGGATGATTCTAATATGCATATAACAAACCTATTTATAGAGATACAAAAAGTAAAGTAAACGTCTTGGTCTTCGTCTTCTCTTATCTTCTCTTATCTTCTCTTATCTCTTTACGCGTTTTTCTTTATGCTGATCTTGCTGTCTGCCACTAGTCTTCATGTGTCGCTTTCGTCTTATCTTCTTCGTCATGCATGATGTCATCATTGTTGTCGGTTTGTTCTGTTGGAAATTGTGCTGTTGGAAATACTGGGTCGCTGATCTTGACGTCTTTCATCTTGGTACACAAGTTGCATTTGTGTTTGGTGTATATTTGTCTTCTGGCTATGTCACACAATATTTCCATAGTCTTCATTGTCATCATTGGATTTTTGATACTGCACTTGGGAAATACACCTTCTGGCATATTTAACTTTTGGGACCAGTCGGCCACTATATTTTTGACATCTTCATTTGTTGTTCTACTAATCGAATAGATTAGTCTTCCATCGTTATTGGAGTATAACCATATTTGATTGTTCGTATTTTCTAATTCGCGTTGGATAATAAGAATACCCAAAGCTCTTTTATGGTGAATAAATTCTTTAATATTGGTATCTCGGAGAGATTCTTGTTCATATACCTCGTCATACTGTAATTTGGTATAAGTTATTCCAAACTTGATTAATTCAATTTTTGGAATTACCTTATTTTCATAAGGTTCTGCCATCGCACTATATATTCTCATATATATCAGATCGGCTTTAGTAATCTGTTGGAATTTCTGATATGCTATCCTTATCTCTTTATCGAATAACTCCAATTGGCTTAAATTTTCAATGTATAAAACTTGTAGTAACCCATAATTATATGCTGTGAGTACTAATTGCTGATCTGTATTTTTATCTGCTACTAATTTATTATATCCAGTCAGACTATATAATTCTTCTATTTTTGGATGTTTTTCTGCCAGATAGGTTAATGTCTGTACTAGATTATCTGTATATCTTTCAGCAATATTTTGTGGTTTTAATTTTTGGGAAGATACCCAGGTTATGGGCTTCTTTTCTTCTTTCCCATATTTTGCGATTTTTTCTGAGATTGTTTTTGACTTCCATGAAATATGTTCAGCTGTTTCTCTTTTGGTAGGAATCTGAGTTTCTATTTGCGCAATTTTATTTGATAATGTACTTATTTTGGCATCCATATTATCCAGTTTGTTCATAACTTGCTGTAATAGTTGTTCCATCTTGTATATTGTACCTGCTTAAGTAATCAGCAATAATATTAGTTTTTCCTTCAATAATTTCAATCTCAAAGTCATACATACATATTTTGGCTAGAATGCCCTTTATATTTCTCATCTCTATAGCATTGTTAGCTTTATTATTTTTTATCCAATAGTATGCTTGACTGTTATCTGTTCGAATTAATTTGTGTCCTTCAGTAGTAAATGTACTATAATTTTGTAATCCGCGCAGGATGGCTACTAATTCTTTTCTATTGACATCATAGTTTAATTCGTGTTGCTTGAATGTTCCTGAATTATATCTGCATATGTATTCAGTTCGAGATTTGTGTGGTTTATATTTTAAACATGTGCCATAGCTTGTTTTACTAGCATCAACTTCTATTTTCCAGTTCATATCTTTTTCTTCTGTGGGGTATTGCATTTTGATTTGCATGTCTTTACAATAAGATTTAATTAATTGTATCTGTCCTTCATCTTCCGTTGTCCATAACCATTGTTCTTCTGGTTTTATTTTTAATCGTTTTTGCAGTGGTTTTAATAATTTTGCAAGGTTTGGAACGAAGTTCCTTATCTGATTTAATAATCCGAGAATGCTTTGTAGTTCTGTTTTGTTCTTTATCTTTATATGCTTTTCCAAAATTTTATCTATTATATGAGGCTGTAATTCAATTCCTCCATGCGTAATAATCACGCCTAGGAAGTGAATAGTTGTTTTGCCTAATTCGCTCTTTTTATTACTTAAGGTTATTCCATTTTGCAATATGCATTCTTTAAATATTTTTATATGTTTTAAATGATCTTCCTCTGTATGAGAGAAGATTAGTATATCATCAATATATACTAATATAAATTCATAATATGGCCTAAATATTTTATCCATAAATTGTTGGAATATACTTGGTGAATTATGATATCCGAAGGGTAATACTTTCCATTGGTAGTATCCTTGTGGTACCGTAAATGCTGTATATTTTTTACTTTCTTTATCTAGCTTGATGTGGTAAAAACCTGATTTACAGTCGAATTTGCTAAAATAATTGGCTTTTATTCCTCTTATGATTAATATATCTTTATTTGGTATTGGGTGTTTAATTATTTTGGCCTTCTTGTTTAAGTCTTTATAATCAATTACCAATCGCGTCTTTCCTCTTTTTTGTTCACTGTGTTTGTTGACAATAAAAGCAGGGCTAGAGTATTTTTTGTTTTCAAAATTAGTTTTTTCTTCTATATAATCATCTCTTAGCATTTCGTCAATGTGCATTTTAAATTCTGGTAGATCACTTGGCTGGTAATGTAACGGTGGTTTATATATTTCTTCATCATCATTCTTTAGTTCAATTTTGGCAAATGTTTTGTGTTTTTCCCATCCTTGTAGTGGGTGTTCGCCAAATACGTCAGATCCTAAAACTTTGTTAATTTTGTTTTCTAGTGTATCTTCTTTTACCATGTTTACTAAATTTTCCAATGGTTGGGTAATACTGGGATTACCTTTTTTCCATGGTTCTAATTTCTTTAGCTTTGGATATTTTACTAAATAATTGGGATAGAGATTTTTATCTTTTGTAAACTTGATTAATCCATTATGTATGTCGATGGTAATAGGACTATATTTGACATAAAAGGTTGCACCTATAATAATATCAGCTGCTATATTATCCATAGCATATATGTATGGTATTATAAATGCTTCTTTTGCAATCATAACTTTTATATTTTCAGCTTTATAAGTTGCAATATTTTTGTCGTCACTGAATCCAGTGATAACTGTTCCACTAAATTGTTTCCATTGTTCAGGTGGTAATACTTTTGTTTTGCATACACATATGTTTGCTCCTGTATCGAATAATCCATGATATACTCTAGACATATATGTTGGTATATTTATTTTGACAGTCATATAAGTGAGTCTATTCATTTAATTTGGTTCATTTGGCTAAGTGATTCCACTATCTGGTAAATGTCTTCTTTTATCCTTGGGATTGTTACGGCTTTCATGCCTATATTTAATTCCAGATAATTACTGGTGATTATAAATGGATTGAATTGTTCTAGTACATTAATTCCTATTAATATCTGATCTCTACCATCTTCTAGTAACGGTAAAGTTTCTATTAATCCTATAAAGTTTATTTTATGTTGGAGATTATTAACATCATATATTCCTATCAACATGTGTGCTTGGTTTGTATATTCGTGGGTTTGATTATCTGTATTTTTTGACTTGACTGGGCTCCCTAGTTGCTGTTTTGGAATATGTTCTATATCAATAATTTTTGAGCTAATATATGATTGTGCTGCTCCTGTGTCTATTAGTATGGGGTATGTTTTTTGTTTTGACCCATCTAATACTTGCCCTATTATGTGGAATTGTTTACTATTTTTTAGCATTTTTATTTGGGGTATATTTATTATATTGTTGTTAGTTCCTTGGCTTTGTGAGGGGGTGTTACTTTCATCATTATCATTACTATTACTAAATCTTTTACTATATGTTTTTAATTGTCTTTTATTAAATGAGCTTTCTGGTTTGTCAAATTCCAGATATTTGTGTTTGTCATTTTGTATTACGTCTTGGAATATTGGTTCAATAATTATGTTGTGTTTATAATACTTTTTATTTTGTACTATGTGTTTATCACTTAGTAGATAAAGGTTTCTTAACCTTACACTAAATATTTTGCTATTTGGGATCATTTCAATTCCTTCCAAATTCCAATACATGACTAATGATTTATCTAGATTTTTATCTTGTGTACTGATCGAATAATTTATTATTTTGGTAAATTTAACCTTTTGATATATTAGGTTTCCAATTAGGGTATCTACTATACTTCCATCTTGTGGGTATGTTATTCTATCATCACATAACATAATTTCTAATGGTGTATCTATTCCTTCTCTAAAATATGCTTTAATTATTATTTCAACTGCCGATAGATGGATATTCTTAATTTTGTTTTGATCTTTTTCTGGGATTTTTTGAATTTCATTTTCGAATATTTGCTGGTTGTATAAGGGTAGATTTACTATTCGTTTTTGGTTTAATACATATTTTACATCAATAGGATGTTCTATATCGGTGACTACATAATATTTAACATCACGTTTTCCAAAATAAGTCTTTAGAATTGGATTATTGAATATTTGAGTTTTATGAAGGTTCAAATCTTTTTCCATGATTTGTTTGAATTGTTGGTTATTGAAAATAATTTTTGTTGGCCTATGGTTGTCCTTATCTTGTTTATCATATTCCTTTATAACATTGTCTGTGTTACTGTTGTCCTGGTTTATCATGTTAACATAATTATTTTCATCACTGTACCAATACTCTTGATCACTATAGTTTGCATCTTGTAGAGTAATTTCAGGTTCTGAGTCTGTAATATATATTATGTCTTCATCATCTATCTCAAATTCTAATTGTTCATTCATGGTGTTGAATTCATAACAGTTTATATTATTTATTTTTGTTTTTATTTTCTTATTTTTACAGTTTGTGGATATGTGTCCTTCTTGTCCACAATTGTAACATTTACATTTAGATTTGCGTTTATTAAAATATTGTTTTGGCCTGAAGTACCTTTGTTTTTTATAAGTGTTGAGATATTTTCTTTTTATAGGGATATATCGTCTTTTAAATTTATATCGTTGTTTGTAAGGTTTTGTAATTGCCTTACATCCGTATTTTCCTACGCCATAATAATTGCAATCTAATCTTGCTGATTTTTGTATCTTTCTAGCTGATTTGGTTAGCCAATTTTTATTACATTGGTCGTTAATACTGTTTTGTAAATATGTCATCCGTGTTCCTATGCTATCTAGTAATGTTTTACCTTTAATAAGTTCTTTATAATTTAAGAGTATATGTTGTCCCCAAGGGTCTGGTAATTTGCTATAAAACATATCTAATATCGTTTCACTTTCTTGCTCATTATATGCTGCATCATAATAATAATCTTGGAATTCACATAAGTATCCTTTTATATTTTCATGCTTCATATCGCATATTTGTAATTGTAATATTTTGGATCGTGCCACATCTTTTTGCTTCTGTAATTTTTCCACTTCTGATTCAAATCCTAATTTTCCAAATTCTGCTCGTAATGCTAAGTATGTATTTGATAATGTGTTCAACGAACTACTTGCTTTTAATTTTTGTTTCGCACTTGAAGATAAATTTTCAAACCATTGTTTGGCATTTCCTAATAAAGTTCTTGCTATAAATTTTTCTGTATTAATAGTATCTAGGTTCTGTTTAACTATACTGATAGACATACTTTGTGTCCATTTTTGTATTCTTTCTTCGGCTTCTTCTAGGGTTGTACAGTCTAAGTTTAGTATTTCTCCTGCAACGCTGATGCTTGTGTTCATATTTGGTGTGTATGATGGTTCAAATTGTGTTCTTCTTTGATTTATGTAATCTGCTCTCCTACTTGATTCTGCTTGTTGATGTCGTTTTCCTCGAATGAGTGTCGGATATTCTTTTTTAGGTTTATATTCTCTAAACTGGGAATCGTAGGCGTATTCCTGGCCTTCTATTTTAACATTTAATTGGTTATCTACTTCTTCTTCTGAAGAGGTCATGCTTTCTATCTTTTCATCACAGTATAAACTATCCTGTTGTACAGTTGATATAGTTAAATCTTGTATTTCGACACTTAGGTTATCTGGATCTAAGAATTCTTCATCTTTTTCTATCATTTGTATCTTTTCCTCTTTTTCTTGTACTTTTTCTTTTAATGAAGCTAATTCATGTTTCATGTCCATTAGTAAATCCATTAAGTGAGGAGTATCGAATAATGTTTCTGGTCTTCTATTCGGGAGTTCTCCTTTTCTTACATTGGTGTATATTAATTCTAGATTTTCATTTAAAAGAAAAGTATTGTTTAGGATTTTATCTATTGCATCTTGTTCTGATATTTCTTTACTTTTTAATTTTGGTCTAAATAGCGAAATTTCGTCAAATGTCAGATCTGGGCTATCTATTGTTTTACCTCGAATCATGTTAATAGTATAACTGCTAGGTGTAATAGGTGTTATGATCTCTGCCTCTTTTTGTTTTTGTTGGAGTTTATTTATTTCAATTCTTAGTTCCTGAAGCTTTTCTAATAGTAATCTTGTCTGTTTTTGCTGTTCTTGTTGTACTGTCCAGATTTTATAATCTATTGTATGGTCTATTTGAGATATGTATTTAACTCTATCTTCAAATGCTTCATTTATGACTTTTCTTGCCTCGCTACTTAGTTGTTGCTTATCTTTTTCTGTCAGTACTGTTTGCCCTAAGATTTCTTTATCTTTTGTTGTTAAAGTACCTAATTTATTCCATAGGATTTTATTTGTCCAATTCAATTGTTTATGCTCTGCACTACCTGCATCTCCAGCTACTATATATGGTGTAAAAGCTGCATGTGTAAATGGTGGATATTTTATGTAACTATCAATGGGTAATTTTGTTTCGTTTACTTTATAAGTATGTTGTTCTAAGTCTAATGTTTCAAATCTGTTGTTCATTTTTATAAATAACAGGCTCTGATACCA